TTCCAACTCTTTGTCAGTCATTGATATTATTATACCGCCAAATGTTAGGTCCCACACAAGCAATTCACCTGACTTGCGCCACGGTCTCTATCCAATGGGTAACTAATCCATCACTAAGGTCCTGTGTGGGACAATTATATTGTAGCATAGTAATGGAGCAGTTTATGGACTTACTCAGGTCTCCCAAGGTGCGACCTTGGCTTATCCGTACTCAGCAATAGGGTTGCTATAAGCAACTGCATGTATCATGACGGAATAGTATCTATTATACTACTGAATTTCAATAGTTTTTGGCTTCTTTTCTTCTGGTATATGCTTTTCTAGAGTTACCTCTAGGATACCATTTGAAAATATGGCCGATTCAACTTCCACATACTCTGGCAAGTTGAACACTGTAGAGAACTTTCTTGCTGCAATCCCCTTATGAAGGAAGGTAACAGACTCGTCCTCTTCAACCTCTGATCTTTGACCACTGACCTTTAGTTGATTATTTTCTACTGTAATCGATACTTCTTCTCTGTCAAAACCTGCTAGAGCAAACTCTAAAATAAACAAATCTTGCCCTACCTTAATTAAATTATAAGGTGGATAGTTGTTTTGTGTTGTTCTGACTGTTTGATTTAATCGATTAAAGAATGGGTCATCTAAAAGACCCAGCATTGTTTCTACCATATTATTCCCCTTTCAAGCGAATAAGTTAAATTACCCCCCATATGGGCAGGCATAAATATTATAGCATAGAAAAGCAGGCCTGTCAAATAACAAGCCTGCTAGTCTATAGTGAGATTACTTTACTTGGTTAGTAGCCTTGCCTCCGCCAGATGACTTCTTTGCAGGAGCCTTCTTCGCAGCCTTCTTTACAACCTTCGCAGACTTAACTGCCTTGTCAACCTCTTCAACTGAAGGCATTCTTCCGAATGCTGTGTCGTTAGGGTTGGCTGCTCTCAACACAACTGGTACAAGTGCACCAAGTAGTGAGTATGCTAGTGTCTGTGGATCTGTTACTCCAGATGCATACAACGCTGTTGCTGCACCAAGAACTGATCTACCGTATGACGCTAGTACTGCCTTGATTTGTTCGTTCATTTTTTCCTCCTAGGATATTTATTCATTTGCTAGTTTGTTACTAACAAAACCTTTTCTTGATTCTACATACTGATTAATAAATGGAACTATTACATCTACCTCTTCAGATGGAACAGCATTAATAAGCATATGGTTTATACCCCTGCTTTCAAGAGTTCTGACAAGATCATCAAATTGCTCGTATGTAAAGTAGGCAGCATCTAAAACTGGCTGAGGGATTTCTCCCTTTCTCCAAACTGGTCTAACTACGTGGTTTGTTAATAGGTCCAGTTCTTCTTCTGTTTTTCTAATAATAGGAGTAATTGCAATCATTACTTCTATGCCGTCCAACTCAAGGGGAATTGATATAGATGAATCTTTGAGAGTATCAGACCATCCACCACGAGCATAGATATGGTATGGCAAAATAATTTTATGACCATATTTTTTTACTGCTTCAAATACATAACTATTGGTTGTTGAAACATAGACATCTAATTTATTTTTATGGTTTGGATCACGCCAATACCCTGGTGATTCTTTGTCTTGGTCCATCTCATTTAATACTTTGAGAAATTCTATCATGTAGTTTGATCTGTCAAGACCACTTGAATTATCATTTATGTCTCCAACAACCCCACCCACACCATCTTCGTGGTCTTTTATGTATCCAGATATCAAGTTTATCTGAAGTCTTCCTCTATCTATTTTATCCATTGATCTATTAATCATAGATAGATACTGTGGAGAAATTGTATATGGTCGGATGGCAACCAAGTATTTAATTTGCTCGCTAGGGTCTATATCTTTTGCTGTCTTTACAAACATATCTCCTTCAGGAATATCATGTGTAAACATTACTCCAGAGAAGTTGTTCTTGTCTAAGTTAGATGGTGACTTGATGCCTCTCTTATCTCCCATCACTCCGCCAAAATAATAAAACTTCACTTTATTGCCTCACTATAATGTAAATCGCATAAGTCTACAATCCTGCTTTCTGAGTTTGCCCACACCTGTGTGCTCTCTTCTTCACACAACTCTTCCTCACATATAAATAGGTTGAGGTTCTTTGTGTGCTTTAGGACTATCATTGTTCTATTCTATCATAGTCTTCTGGTAGTAGTTTTTTTAATTTCTTAAACTCTATAGATATTTTTTTTAGTGCAAAATCATGCGGAGAAACCATGCCATCGACTGCTGCACCGTACTGGTCATAGTAGTCAACTTGAGGGCCAACCTCATCAATAAAGCCTTTTAGACCAGCCTGAACATCTTCTATGTACTGATATGCCCAGTCACGAGAATCTGAAACAAATTTTAAAAAATCTTCGTTAGCCTTTTCTTTATCTGTTTTGTTTTCTTTATATCTTAGTTCCTGGTCTAGCAAAAGTTTTAATGCACTTGTGATTAGGTTATAGTTTTCTTTTTTTTGTTTTACATAAAGAACCATAAAAATCATGGTAAGAAAAGCAAATGTGCAAATGAATATTAATTCTATCACAGTTCCTTGCCTCCCTCTCTAACCAAAAGAACTATTGCTCCGTTATCCTCTAAAGCCTTCTTTACACGGATCATATACTCTATAGCCTGCTTCTTCAATTCAACAGTTTCAAGAGACATAAAGACTTTCTCTTTTGCTTTTACTGTTATAAAGGTGTCATTGTCTATCAACTCTAAAGAAAATCCTTCAGGACATCTAAGAGACCTAAACGCTCTTCTCATTTGATCTGTGTACATACTACTCCAAAGTTAGTGATTGCCATGTTATTCCCCAGTCATTCTTTGATTTATGACTAGAAAACTCTTTTGATATTTCTCCATTTTCCAAGTATACACCACCCCATACACCCCACTCTTTGCCAGAAATTCCAACAGAAAAGCATTCTTTCCTTACGGGACACTCTGAACACATTAGGTCTATAGCAGGCCTTAGTAGTTCATCTTCTTCATACTTGTCAAAGAATATGTTGGTATCATAATTAAGACATGCAGCATCGTCTTTCCATTTAAACTTATTCATCTTATCTTACATACTTGTCAGGTATTTCCCATCCATCTCTAGAAACGACGAAGACCTTCTTTAGATGCCAAGCATTATTTTTTAATGCTCCAAACTTTGATGTAAAGGCCTTATCTGACCTAATCATCTCTACAACATTCCATCCATCCCAGGAAAGGTTGTTGCTCTTGGAAACAATTGCTTCCATTTTTTCAAGAGAATTAATTGATATCATTGTATATGCTCCTTAAAAATTGTAAACGTTGGTGTTTATGTTTTTTGATTTTGATAGATTAACTATATTAGAAACTTTTTCTTTTGGATTAGATACAAAAGCAAAGTGATTAAGACTATCTATATTTTCTTCAATCCATTGAGGAGTAACCCTAAACAGTTTTATAGATTTACCTCTAGACTTCATACCCCTTTCAGACAGGTTTACAAACTCCATTGCCATGTCACTAATATTCCCTGGCCCAGCGGAATACAAGTAAAACTCTTTTTCTTCTTCTGTTAACTCAGATAAAGCAACAGCCATCGCCCTAAGAAAAATGTTATAGTTGTCGAAACTAGGCGTTCCCTGAACCCCTACTATCATCGTTTATCCCTTCTCTTAGTTTGTCTAATATAAACAACATCTGATCTAATTGTACCTTATCCATATGGCTTGTGTCAACTTGTTCGGCATCGCTTTGGCTAATTAAATGATTTATTAGTGGTGCCTTATAAAAGGCATTATCCTGAATCCAATAGGCTTCATTCTGAACCACAATCACTTTAACATTTTGCTTCTCTTGACGAATTTTTGATTGACTTTTCTTATTTAGTTTTTCAATATGCTTTTTTCTTACAGAATAATTATGATGTATCATGGCTTGTGTCATTATACGCTCAGGCTCTGTCCTAGATCTAAAGAATACTGCATACCCTATAATTAATAACAATACAGAAGTTAGCCCCAATGCTCCATATATATTGTTCATGAAACCCCCAGATGTTAATTGTATCACTTTTTGTCAGATATGATTTTCATTGCTGACAATAGTGCAAGTCTTTCATGCTGATCTAAAGATTCAAGTTGCTTAGTATCAAAAGACTTTTCAGCAATACTCACCATAGGTTCTTCTTCAGTAACGTCCATATCGATAAAACCTTTTTGCCATAACGACATCATTGTTTCTGAAAAAAAGTTAGATATTTCTTTATCTAGTTCTGGATTCAGGACTTTTAGTTTGTCTGTTTTAATGTATAGATTTTGTCCAGTAATTGGATCTACACCAGAAAACTTTAAGCCACCTTGTAGCACCAGTTCATCAAATAGATCTTCTTCAGACACGAATTCTCCAAGTCATAGCCTTTGGTCCTTGCTTAACCATCTGAAAGATATGATGCTTATACTGCTCTGTAAGTTCTGCATATAGTGTTGGATTAACCAGTTCAAGTTTGTCTGTGATTGAATAAAGCATCTCGCCTTTTTCATCTATACCAGCCATCTCTACGGCACCCTGCATAATTAAATGCTCTACCATCGCTTGACTTCTCAGATTCATTACTTGCCAGACTTTTTTCTAGCCTTAGCAAGTGCAACAAAGTCTTTTACTTTTGTCTCACCCATGTAGCCCCAGGCATGGCCATCATTGATCATCTTATCGTTAATAGAAACAGTGTCTCCATCAAGATAAACCCAACCAAGAATGCGTCCATACTTTTCTGAAGAGTCCATCTTCTCTGTCTTAATTACCACAGACTTGGCATTATCAATAGCATTCTTTAGGTAAGCCTTTGCTTCTAGCCCCAAAGCCTTTTCAGCCTTATCTGATGTGCGAGACTCAGGGGTATCAATACCAGCCAGTCTCACTCTAGAACTAAAAGAAATGTCAAACCCTAAATCAATATCGACATCAATGGTATCTCCATCAACGACCTTTGTTACTTTCTTTACATAATATTCAAACATTTGTGTCCCCCTAGACCCAGTATTTAATTATAGCACTTGCAGCAAGAATTGTCCACAATATATTAAACCAAATAATTGTAGGCAAAGTCTTAACTGTTGATGACCAAATCAATGCAAGGCTTGATACCAGTGCAAAGATGTATAGCCACCACCATTGCTTACCGAATAGTAAGCCTGGAAATATGATAGATATTTTTGTCATAAAGGCAAAGAACTCAACAGTATTTGGTTTGTTCCAATACTCTTTATGTCTCATTGTCTTTAATGCATTAAGCCACTCTGTTCTAAATTTCATTTCAATCCCTCCAAAAATTGTCTATGATCTACACACTCTGATACCTTGTACTCTCTGTATTTTTTGTAATATTCATAAGTCTCTATTGCCTTTTTATATTCATCAGAAAGTTCTATGTATTCTTTTGCAAGATCTTTATTTATTTTATCTTGTGCTGCTCCAACTAAGAACCAACTCTTAGAGTTCCAGTGGTCTCCGTTGTCTCTGCTGCCTGGCATTCTCTTCTGCCAAACATCTAGTTTCTTCTTCAACCCTTCTGGTGCATTTTCGTAAGAAAACTTGTCCCAGAACGGTGTGTCCTTTCTTAAAGACATATAGTGGAAATATATGAAATTAAGAACATCGTCATTCATATTTACAATAGTCTTATTAAACTCTGCTCTTATTTCAGGGCAGTTATTAATAAGAAAGTCTGGACTAGCAAACACCTCTGTTAACTCTACCATGCTTACCCATAAAGATGTTGCTTCGAGTGGCTCTACAAAGTTTGCTGCCAATCCTACGGCTATACAATTATTTTGCCACGGCTCCTCAAATGCCCCTGGGCTAAATCTAAACCCACCCTTATCTTTTCTTGGGTAGTGAGGAACAAAGCCTAAGAATTCTTCGACCTCTTTAATTGCTTCTTCTTCTGATATCAAGGACGAGTCATAAACGTATCCGCAACCAAACCTATTCTGTAGAGGAATTTTCCACATCCATCCATACTTCATAGCAATTGCTTCTGTATATGGAGGAATCTTGTCTGTCATATCAAGAAAGAATGGTATTGCAGAATCTGTCGGCAAGAATTCTTTATAACTCTTCCACTTTGAATTAAATGTTTTTCCAATAATAAGTCTGTGAAATCCGCTGCAGTCAAACACAAAGTCGCATACAATATTAGACCCATTATCTAAATCTAAACTTGTAACATTGTTATCTTGATCTAGGTGAACATTGGTTATTGTATTTTCAAATACCTCAATGCCTCTTTCAATTCCTATCTCTTTAAATCTTGCTGCAAGTTTTGTAGCATTAAAATGAAAAGATATATGTCCTATCTTTTTATAATCTAAAAGAGTCTTGCCTTCTTTATTTTTTTCAAGTACGAACGGAACTTTGCTATTTTCTGACATTGTTTCTGTAAAGTCTACATCCTTAACGCCACTAGTCAATGCTACACTAGAAACAAGAGTTGGGCTTGAAGATAAAAACCTAGAGGAGAAGACCTCTGTTCCAAGAGACGGGTCAGTAAAAGAAAATCCGTGATAGTAAAAATCATCTTCGCTATTCCAGTTGGTAAACCTAATACCATTTTTTATGGTTGCGTCACAATTCTTAACTAAATCCTCAAAACTTATATCTAAAGTTTCTAGAAATGCAGGAAGATATGGAGTGGATCCTTCTCCTGCTCCTAAGATACCAATGTCTTTTGATTCTATTACTGTTACATTTGCTTTAGGGTACTTCTTTTTTGCAGTTAAAGCAGTAAGCCATCCAGCACTTCCTCCACCAACAACAACTATGCTCTTGTTCATTACTTTCTCCCCCACTGAATATAGTTCCATCCACGCTCATGTGCGTAGTAGATGAATATTTTAACTACCGTTTCCCAAAACGCAATCGTTACGGAAAGAGCAGCATTGTTTGTTATCACATAGGCAACGGCAACAGAAGATAGAGTACCCCATATGCGATAACTAAGTGCCTTAACAAACGATCTTGCTTTGGTTACTGTCATTCCTTGCCCCACCTGACAGCATTCCAAATTCTTTCATGGTAATAGTATGCTACAAAGTTGACAGCATTTGTTATTATTGTGGCAAGTGTAGCCATATTAATATCTTTGCTTAGGGCGTAAAGAGTTACAAAGGTAGTGACTAATGCAACAACTCTCCAGGTTAATGACTTGGCAAATGATCTTTTTTTAGAGACGCTCATCATCTACCTCTTCTTTAAACCAGTCAGAGTACAGTCTTTCTTCTGCATCTGCAATCTTGTTGTCAAAGAAAATACTATATACCCAACTGCTTGCGTTTTTCAGTAGCGCTAATAGCATGAATCTCTGCCCCCAAATCTACTTGCTCAATCTTATATCCTACATCACGACCATATACAATGTTGGTAATGTTAGGTAATCTTAATACTAATGCTCCATCCATGAACTCATCCTTGGCAATGTATTCCTTTACCTGATCAAACTTTAGAGGATCCTTTTCACTTGTATTATAGGTATTACGAACTCCAAGAAGTACTTGGTCAGTTCTCTTACCAGCCTCTCTGTAAAGGGCGTGGTGGCCTTCGTGCCATGGCTGGTACCTACCTAGCATCAGAGTTGTTGGAGCAGACCAATCATGTAAGTTGAACTTTTTAATTATATAGTCTACCTCTTGTTCTACTGTATAGTCTGCAGGAATTCTTGCATCAAAATTGTCTGGGTCTTCCCACATCTTGTTTGTATCTTCAAACCTGCCCTGCTTAATTCGATCTACCCAAACCAAGATGTCTGGCTTACCAAATGCAGCACGAGTGAGTTCAGTTGGACAAACAAAGTCAACTATTACTGGTGCTACACCCTGCTTAGAGATTAGTCTTGCCATCTCTCCCATACGTCTAGCCTGCTCAAGCCTATCTTCTGGGGTAAATCCTAAGTCTGAATTGACTGTTGCACGAACCTCATCTGCATTAAGATGGATAGCGTTAATTCTTTCTTTGAGTGCCTTGGCTAACTCTGTCTTGCCTGAACCTGGCAGGCCAATAATCTGAATAATCATTCTTTACCTATCTCTGTGTTTGGCATAATGTCAATTAACAAATGCACCCTATCTATTTTACTGCCATTATTTACGAAATGAGTTCTTGAGTTATTTATTTCCCAACACTCTCCCGTATCCATATTGACTGATTCATCCCCAACGCCAAAAAATACATCACCAGTTGTGACTATTGGTATATGGTGTCTTCTTGATAGCATAAGGTAGTCACCTGAATCTTTGTGTGGAGCAATATCTTGACCTGACTTTAATTTAATTAAAAGAACCATACCTCTAGTACCGTTGTGTAATTTTTCTAAATCTGAAACTATTGGCTCAAGAAGTTCTAGTAGTCTTGAGTCATTAGATGTAGTATTAGTTACAAAGTCCTGTCCCTCTTTCCACTCAAGACTTGTAGTATAAACGAAGTATGAGTTTGTATCTTTGTGCACATAATAGTTATCTTGTCTGGATGTATTGATAAACCATTCATCAGAAAAGTTATCTATATGTGTTTTGATAGCATCAATATCGTACTGCTGATATTTTTTAAAGTTAAAGTCTTCTAACGTTTTTCTCATTTTACCCCCAGAGAATGATGAAAGTCTTTAGAGTAGCCAAAGTTTATAAAATCAGAACTATAAAAATCCTGAGTCATACCTATTGCTTTTTCAGTATAGTCTTTCATATATGATTCTACCACATAGTTACCCACATTGTAAAATCCAAGCGTCCACCCAAGATCTTCTTCGAGTTCTTTTAAGTTTTCAAACTTATAGATTTTGTTAACCTGTACTACTTCTCCATCCATAACGTAGAATGATTGTGGTAGGTGAAGCAGTGGACTTATAGGAGATATTATATTTTTTTCTATATTTTCTAAATACTCAATAAAAGATATACTAGTCTTATTTACCTTATTGAACTGCTTGTAGCAACTATATGTTCTTGTGTAAGGGTTTCTTACAACAGAAAAAGAAAAAACACTATCATCAATCTTGTTTGCATCCTTTAAATAAAAATATGGATCATGATGCCTTGGCCACTCACGATTCCAATTATCTAAATTATTGTCATAAAGTATTTTAGATATAGAGGATCCAGCAGTTTTTGGTATGTGCACAAAAAGCACACTGTCATAATGTTTTTCTTTTATTAACATTTTCAGTTTACCTCGCTAGATATTTCTTTAATAAGTTTATTTACCATCTTGTCATTATTATCATTCCACAAATCATCCAAATATGGTGTGTTAGTGAATAACAAAAGGTCTGTTATTCCTTCATTCTTAAGTTCAAATATTTTTTGCTTAACTGTTTGAGAATCTCCAATAATTGAGAAGTCTGCATGTCTAGGATCAGCAGTAGCAACCTTGGTCATATACTCTTCCAGATCTTCTTGTGACTCTAAAATAGTTACATTAGAACTAACCATTCTTTTGTCAATGCCGTCAAACTTTGATACATTTTGTCTATATGTGTCCAGCATGCACAGTGATGTACCACCAAACATTCTTACAGTCTCTAGAGTATAGTCAGAGTGTCCACTAAAAACCATAGATGGTCTTTCAGAAACTGGACAGTAAAGTTTGTACATCTTTACAAAATTTCTTAAAAATGTAGTTCTTTTTTGTATCGTATCTGTTAATTCTGACTCTCCAAACACATCCAACTCTATGTCTGAGTCATCTTCTCTATTGTGAAAATCTCCAGCAACCCAATTAATAACAAGCCTATCTCTGTCTATTTGGTTATAAGCCTTGGTCATCATTGAACAATACTGGGCACTTACATGGTATGGTCTTAAAGCAATCATATACTTTAATTTATCCCCAGGTAGAAGAGAGGCAGCAGATTTTAAAAAATAGTCTGCTTGCTCGGAATGAAAGGTTAATAAAACTGATTCATATCCGCAGTCTTCTAGCCTGTGGGATAAGTCTTTTAACTCCTGGACTGAGGAATCAAAACCCCTTGCCATGTAGTGAATCTTCATTACTGTTCTAGTTTTTGTCGCTCATCAATAACGCTAATCATAAATGACATCATACTGTTGTAACCATCTGGAATAGCCATGATTTTATTGTAGTGGTGGCCACAGAACAGAAGTTCTCCAGTGATACCAGTAACCTTAACCAAAGCCTCTGCATTGCATCTATCGCATCGATCCTTTGGAGACAATTGCCATTCCTGCTTTACTTCATCTTTAATCATTGATAACATTATACTACTACTTTCTGTTGTCGGTGGAATAATAACCAGAGCCGTTAAAAACAACTCCTACATTAGAGTATACACGAACTAGAGCCAGATTGCAAGTTTCACAACTATATCCTGGATCATTTTCTTTGATTGATCTTTCTTTTGTATATCTTTTACCGCAAGGCATGCAGTCGTATTCATATAATGCCATTTTTATACTTCCTTTTTTCTGTCATGTAGAAAGGTTGTGATCACATATTTTATTCCAGAAATAACTGGGTGTGCAATATGTCTGTATGCATAGTTAGATGGGAAAAGAATTACAGTCCCAGCCTTTGGCTTGAGTTTTTCATTAAAATTTATAAACTCAATTTCTCCACCTTCATAGTCATCATTGAGATAAACTAGGACAGATATCGATCTGGCACTGGCTGTTGGCCCATCATAGTGCTCACGGTAATACTGTTCAGGGCTATACCTAAGCAAACTATAATTCTCTTCATCTATAATCTCATCTTTAATATTAAAATCTTTCTTGTAATATTTAGATATATTGTATACTAAATCTCTACAGTCAGAGTTTAAACTTTTAAAATAATCATTATCATTTGAGTTTTTGGTAATCCCTAGCGTGTCTGTATTTCTTATTCTGTTTACAAATGTTTGACCAGTTTTAGGATCATAAGTGCTTGCAGGAATAAAATCAATGCCTTTTTGAGAAGTAGAAAGAGATATGGTTTCTAAAAAATTAGGCCATGCATCTTCATATATGGCAATAGTGCCACCAACTATTTTCGTTGGGGCAAATATTTTTTCAGCCACTACTTCTTTTTCTTTTCTTTTACATACCAAACTGGCAGTTTAAGTTCATCTCCAGACCATTCATATCCTAGTGCCTTTACTACAAACTTAATAATTTTAATTCTCATTACTTTACCTTCTTTCCAAACTTAGCCCAAATTCTTTCATGAAGATAGAAGAAAGTCATTTCTAGTGTTAGATATGATAGTCCATAAAGACCTACATACTCCCACTCTGCCTCTCCAGTATAGTACTTTAGTACGAAATAGATTATTCCAGAAACAAAAGTAAAGTGTACGAATGGCCAACTTATAGTCTTTAGCAATGACTTTCTTCTTGACTCCATTTATGCCACCTGATGTGACTTTCCGCCACCACCTGATGACTTCTTTGCAGCAGGCTTAGCAGCCTTCTTTGCGGGTGCTGCTGTTGTTGCAGATGCTACAACCTTGTTTAGTAGTGGAGCATTCTCTTCACCAGTATATACTGGACGACCCCAACCAACTACAGCATTAACTAACTTCTTCTTATTGTTCTTTACATATGCACGAGTCTTTTCTACGCACATTCCGCCATTGCGCTGATCTCCCTTTGAGGTTCCTGAAGTGTTTCCTTCAATAACTTGAATTGTTCCATCTCCATTGTTCTTAATGCAAAGACCAACATGTGAAATACGATTTACGCCATCTTCTGGGAAATCAAAATAGATCCAGTCTCCTGGAGTTGGATCATCATTACGAGCATCTGACCAACGCTCAGCCTTCTTAAACCAGTCTGCTGCTGCTACTGTTGATGCAGTCTTTGGGAATGACTTTACTCCCGCAGTAAATGCTGACCAAGAAACGAATGACTGGCACCATGGTTGGAAGTTTACCTTGATCCATGCACCATACTTTGTTTCGTTATCCTTTGGGCCTTCGATTGTGCCCACTTCTTTCTTTGCAACCTCAATGATTGCTTCTAGACTACCTTTTGCTGCCATGTTATTCCTCCTTGTAGGTATGACAATACAATTATATCACGCTGCCCCACCTGGCCTCGATCCAGGGACATCCGAATTAACAGTTCGGCACTCTACCAACTGAGTTATAGGGCAATAGGGCAGTTTAAAGTCATGCCTAGGACTATTATTTAGTTACGAATGTATGATGCTGTACCAATTAAAATCTTTGGAAGAGATGAAAGATACTCTCCAAATGTCTTAAATGTATTACGATTTACATATGATGCTGCAGAAACTACAGTTGCTACAGAACTTCCAGCAGTATCTGTTGGAGACCCATTGTACTTAGTAATGGTGACCTTGCCAGGAGCAACCATGTCAAGCCCAGGACCTGTGTTTGTAAGTCCTTCAAGTTGTGTTGCATTTCCAAGTGCTCCTACGCCGATTGCTCCATTAACGCATGAAGGGAATCCTACGACATCCTTGCGTCGATCATTTCCTGTTGCAACAAATACTGGAACATTGTTTGCAGTTAGAGATGCAAATGAATTAATAACTACTGTGCTTGTTGAGCACAATGCAAGATTGTTTGCACTTACAGAAGACTGACTAATTGATAAAGCATCAATGCTGTACTTTGATGCATTCTTTGATACCCAGTCAATTGCTGAAGTTAGTGCTCGAACATCTCCTCTTGAGTTTCCTGAAACGGTAACATCATTGAATCGAATAAAAACAATCTTTAGATTTGGATTAACTGTTAGTGCAGCCTTAACCATTGAGTCACCGTGGTATGTGGCGTTATTAATATTTGCTGGCCATGGTGCAGATGCTGACCCCTTGCCTTCCATAAACAATTCTCCATTAGGGCAAGACATGTTTTGGCTAGGAACTGATGACTTTGATGTTGTGAAGCAAACTTCGTGAATGATTGATGGGAAGTTTTTTGAGTTAATGGCAGAGTCAATAATTGCCAGGACTCTTTCATCTTGTGCTTGTGCTGGAGCAACTGCTGTAAATGCAATTGCAATTGATAGTAGTGCTAGTAGTGTCTTTTTCATTTTTTCTCCTTGTTTGTTTTTATTGTTTGATTTTTAAAACTAATTGGCAGGGATCTCCGCCGTCTTCCCACTCTTGCTCTTCTTCTTCTGTCATGTAGGGATCTCCTTCATGAGTGTTGCAGAATGGTTCTGTTACCCAACCACGCTGAATTCCATTATCAAGCCAGATCTCAAACTCATCAAAGTCTGACTCTATATTCTGAATGTCCTTTAGGATCTCTTCAAATTCTTCGTTCATATTATAAGTATACTCCTAGAGACTGACAATGTCAACTGGACCCATGCACGATGGACTAAACTTAATTGCAGCATTTACTGCCTGCATTACTCTATTTCTTGCATTTTTTTGTTTATCTGTTGCATATAAAACACCGTAGGCATACTCTGCTCCTGATCCCATAGCAAGATATGGCAGTGTGTACTTAGATAAAGACATGTCTGCAGAACTATGCTCATAGATTTCTCCACGAACTGCAATGATTAAACCAAGATCTCCGTCTTTAGATGTGTCAACCCAAAACTCATTATAAAATTCTTTAAGTTCTTTAATAAACCTAGTCTGCATAAACTTATCTGTATCTTTAATGTTGGGTGGTGTTGGCTTAAAATTATAACGGATTCTTTCTCCGTCCATTGAGCCAGCATATCCAATAAGATAAGGACCTATCTTCCAAACCTTCGGAGCAGTAAGTGCTAGAATAGTTCCATCATCTGATGCCCCACGATCTCCAGCCATGTAGATTTTATCTTCATGTTTTACTACAGCAATACAGGTCATGACAAAGCCCTCTCCAGATAGGTAACACTTAAGTAGACCATTACCCAGAGAGGGCTGTCAACTATAACCTACAATGACTAATTAGCCTTTTTGTCTACAGTCTTAAATGCATCATTTATTTCTGCGATTGTAAGTTTT